TAATAATAGTGGGGCAATAGTGTCTTGTAATATTTTACTTGAATCAAGGCATCTTATTGAAGCCGATCCAAATTCAGACAACGACCAATCTACCATATAATATTTACCCTGTGGGATTTTAACATCATTGGTTCCATCGTTAACAACAATATATGGCTCAACAATTGCATTTTTGTCAAGGTATATCTTAGATGAGTCAAAGGATTGGTTTCTATTATATTCTGTTATTGTGTTGTCCGCCTCATTAAATTTTGTTATATTAATGCTTAATAAATTTGATGTTAAGCTTCCGACTGGCAAAATAGAATCATCATCTATAGTTGTCTGTTTTTCAATATCAAAATTTTGAATGTCTGAACTTATATCTATTACCCATCTAGGACTAAACTCGATAACTCCTATAAATTTACCAGTGTTAGAATTACTAGCAGTAAGGTTTATTTTTTTAAATGATTGAGTACTTGTGTAAGAAGTTGGTGGAGTTTTTGACCAAGTGGTTCCATTATAATATATTGCAGCTTGTCCATTTTGCAAATCAGACGAGCTTCCAGTAACAGATATTGTGGTGTTATCAGATTTAGTTGCAGTAATTGTCCAACTAGTTGGCGTATCATGACCCGTTTCAAATCTTGCAATAATTTTGTTACAGGGAAATAGTTTTACAGCAGGAGTTTCTTGATTATCAAAATATTCTATGTCTATATTTATGGGAGCATTCTTTGGCCCCACCCAATATTTATAAGATGAGTCTGGTCCTGGATAATATAATCTTGGCTTAGTTGGCATTCCAATAGATCTTGGGCTCTCAAAAGAATTCTTTGGGGTGTCTGTTTGATCTCCATAAGGAGACAATTGAGAAGTATAAATATAATATTTAATTCCTGGTCTTAATGGCCTGTTAGCCGAGTATATTGTATCTATTGGAAATAAATTTTTAAATGCATTAGATAGCGCATGGTCTGTTCCGTTAGATTTGGCTACAATTTTATCTATCATTAAATTTAAATTATATTCAATGGTTCCGCCCGTTGAAACTTGAATTGAATTATTCTTTTTAAATAAATTCTGAATTGTACTTGAGGCGGTTATCATACCTGCTCCAATGAAATATTAACGCTCCAATATGGCTGAAGACCTCTTTTAACTAGAGTGCAATCAAAGCCACTAAATACTACTGTGTATATATTTGAAGTAGAAGAGTTTGCTGCAGAAGCTGATTCCGATGTATTTATTTTAATTCTAAATGATGTTCTTCCTGCTAAACTTTCATAGAATGTTTTTAGGTCTTCCGCTCCCCAAGCTCCGTCTACTGTTTCATTTCTAAACGAAGGCAACATTGACCATGAAGTAGAAAACGTTTTCTTGTCTGCAATAATAAATTCTCTTAATGTTCCATTAGCCATTCTTGTAGACTGCTTAATTCTATTTGTGTTGATAGATAAATCTGATCTATTATGTTCTGTTACTCTTCTAAAAGCTAAAGAGTCTTTGTTAGATACAATTAAATTATTTGTAGTAGCTACCGAAAGCGGATAAGTTTGGCCTCCAGCTGTTCTATCTGTAGTTTCTCCAGGATATCTAAAAGCAGTTGAGCCTGGAGTCATAAACAGTAGATCTTTTGCTTCTATGTATAGGACTGAGCCTTTGGGTAAATTTTCAAAACTCATCTAATCACCTTTACTTGTCCGCCCATTTGCAAGTTTCTATTTGACATAACTGCAAACACTTCTTGTGCTGCTGCTCTAGCTAATGCTCTTTCATCCATTCCTGGAGCTGCATTAATAACTATATCACCTATTGTAACATTACCCATTACTGGACCAGCTGTAGAGTACATTCTTCTTGGAGGGTTTCCAACAGTTCCTCCAGTTGCAAATCTAGGTATTCTTATATCTGTGCCCTTAAACAATCTAAATCCGCCCATGTATTTAGAATTTTCAGTAAGCTGTGGATTTGCCTTTATAATACTATTTAAGGAAACTCCAAATCTTCTTGCTATTCCAAATAATGTATCTCCTCTGTTAACAGAGTAATCTTTTGCATTTCCTAAATTATGTGGTGCAAGGTCTCCGCCTACAAGGTCTGTTGTTTTTGTTGCATCTCTATAATCTGGTCTTCCGAAGCCTCTTGTATATATACCAGCTCTAGGATTATATGGACCAAACTTTCTATTCTTTACTGCAACCATTCCACCATTTGTTTGATTTGACCCTGAAGTATTTCCTTCAATTGTTCTTATAACATTCTTGCTAACTATTCTAGAAACTAAACCAACATGGTCTGTTATATTTTTATTTCTTCCAAAGTCAAAGAAGACTAAATCTCCTGGTTCTGGGTTTTGATATAGCCTCTTCTTGGACCTAAATGATGAGTATCCAGCTGCAGTTCCAACAACATTTGGAATTTTAACTCCAGCTAAACTTGATACCCAATTAATAAATCTACCGCACCATAAATCAAAGGATGGGAGTACTCTAGATATTGCTCCTGTAAGAGCTTTAGCCACTGGATTGTTGGTTGCCTTTTCTATATAACCAATCGCCTTTTCCGCAACTCTGAGCATTGCAGACTTAGTTCCCATTTCTAAATTCATTCCAAATATGTTTTTAAGATCTGGATCTCCGCCAGCTCCAAATCTACCTACAGGGCCACCATCTTTCATTCTGTTCAAGCGGTCTAAATTTTCATATCCTATGTTGGCAGCAGAGGCAGCATTTATTACATACTCTCCATTAGAAAGCATTGCTGGAATAGAATCTGATGTTCCAGTTCCAGGCCCAGTAACTGCTCCACCTGTAACAAAATTCTTTACCCTATTTCCTTTAGTTTTTAATACATCGCTATAGTCATAAACTTCACCAGTACTTCCTACTGGAGAAGCATATCTTTTACCCTTATAGGTAAATACGTTATAAACTATTCCGTCTATCTGAACTCTTTCTGGTTGCTTTGCTCCTGCCTCAGCATCTCTAGCAGCAGTATAAAGATCCTTAGATTTAGAGACATCTTTAGGTTTTGTTCCTGGGTTTACGGTTACTCCAGCAGATCCTGTTGGGGTAAATTGATTGCCCATATCTCTGCTTATGGATTCTGCTAATTGCTTAATAGTCATTCCGCCAGTAATTAGCATAGCTTGAGATCTCACTAACTCTAAATCTCTATTAAGGACATCCCCCATTTTTCCTTTAGTAAATACACTATTTAACTGTAATCCTGTCTTGGGATCATATGTTGGGGCTTGAGATACTGAATCAAAATTTAAAGCTTTTCCAGAACTATCAAAGAATTTTCCAAAGGCTTTCTTGATATCTCCAGCAATATCAAATCCCTTATTTCCTTTTGTTACAAGGCCAGCTGCCTGTATCTCTTTCACTAAAGACTTTAATTGATTGTCTGTTTGTCTTTGTGCATCTACTCTTAGTTTAGGATCTTGTATAAATTCATTTGTTTGTTTTTGTAAAAGTAAATCTTTATACTGCTGTGTGTAATTTTGTATTTTAGCCATAGCTTCTTGAGCTCTGGCAGCTTCAGCTTGAGCATCTTGAAACTCTCTTTGTCTCTTCTTTTCTTCTTCTGCATTTTTCTTTTGTTGATCTTGTAAAGCTTTTTCTTTTCTTGCAGCGTCTTCTTGAATAGCTAATCTGGCTTGCTCTGCCTGGTATGTCTTTTGTAATTGAATTAAATCTAAACGTGCTCTTTCAGCAGTTTGGAAGTCACCCTTTGCAATAGCTGCTTGGTAATCTAGTCTTGCTTTTTGTATTTGTAGTTCATACGATTCTCTTTTTTCAGTGGCATCCAAAGCTTTTAATTTCTCATTAGCAGCTTCTCTAATTAAATCTATTTGCTTCTGAAGTTTCTCATTTTGATCTTCCGCTGCACGTGAAGCTTTTTGTTGAGCTAAAGCGGCCTCTCTTCCAGTCTTGTCGATTATAGATTGTAAATTTGCCATGGTGAAACCAATTTGTTTAAAGGTTCCATCCATTCCAGAAAGTCCAAGACCAGTACTGAATGCTTTCTTTCCAGCATCAATTAGTTTATCTTGAGCTGCAGTAAATGCTGTTAAATATCTATCAAGCTGGGCTGCTGTTTCAGAACTTAATCCCTTAAGGTCTACCTGTACACCTTTAACATAAAGTCTCCACTTTGCGTATATTCCTGCAATAGTATCGCTTTCTTTAGCAATTGCCTGTAACTCTGATGGAAGTTTTTGGAATGCTTCTATTCCTACAACTTGATCAAATCCCTGAGACTTCATCTTATTTGTAACTTCAACTAAGGCTGCATATTCTCCCTTAACTTCTCCAAGAGCATTCTTTTGGCCAGATATTGAAACTATTGACTTATCAGTTAAATCAATTACAGAACTCATTCCTTCTATAACTTTAGTCTTATACTGATCTACTTCCTTATCTCCAGCCTTAATTGTTTGAGATAAATGTTTTACAGAATACTCTGCAGCAGTTGATGAATCTTTTACGCCTGCAAATGCTGAATTAGTCATAACATTTATAGCCAATTTAGAATTCTTTGATGCTGCTATCATTCCCATTATTTTCTTATTAGCTTCTTCTACGCTCATTCCAGCAGCAATAAATTGAGCTTTTATATTTGTAGCAAGCTCTGCAATATTACTTGCATCTGCTCTATCAAATGATGCTACGAACTCTCCCATATTTTCTTTAGCAAATTCTTTAGCCTGCTTTAATTCTTCCATTGACATATTTAATCCAGAAATTCCACCCATTCCAGATTTGCCAGCATTTTGTAATTGAGTTTGTCTTTGTGCAATAAGCTTCATCTTATCTGCAAGACTTGTATATTGAATTCCTGCTTGCTCCGCCGCCTTGGCATTCATTCCAAATCTTAACTGTGCGTCTCTATTCCATTCACGTGTTTTCTTTATAAGTACGCCTATGCCTACAGTCAATGCTGCTATTCCAGCTAGCGGACCAACAAATAGAGCTTTAGATAAAACTACACGGAGTACATTCATAACTTTTGCAAACGTGCTTGCAGAAGCTCCAGCTGATGAGAATGCCCCCTTCATCGCAGTAAGGCCTTTTCCTACTCCAGCAATTCCTTTACCAATTCCAGGCAACATCATTGGCAACATAGATCCGCCCATCATGACTGCCATACCTAATCCAGTTTGTCCTTTTGCCATTAATGCAGAGCCTGCTGCCATTCCAGCCATGCTTGCGCCCATATTCATTCCCATGCTTGATCCACCACGAGACATTGCTCCCTGGAATCTTTGCATTGCAGTTGGCGCACTTAATCCAGCAGCTCTTGCTGCAGAAGCGGACATCTGCGTTACTTGTCCAGTCGCAGAATCTCTTAATGCAATCTGCTCTCTTCTAAATCCTAAAGGTCCAGCTTTTCTAGAAAGAACTTCCTTTCCGTCATGCATACGCATAGCACCTTCAGCGCCAACCTGTGGTGTCCAAGCAGTTAAACCTACTGGACCTATATATCTCTGTAAAGCATTTTTAGCTCCAGCTAAATGTTGTAAATGAGGTGGAAGCATTGATGGGGTAGCATTATAATAACCCATCTTTGCAAAATCATGAGTAGCTCCCCTTCTTAGTATTTGTGTAGTTTTATCAATTCCTCTTTTTATAATAGCTGCTGAATCTGTTACATAAGATTTCATTCCGTTAGCGAGTGACACTCCTGCAGATTTAAATGACGCCACTGCATATTTGGCAGAAGCAAGACTTTGAATTGCTAAAGCATTCATTCCTTGTTTAAGGGCTACGCCAGCATTTTTAATTACAGCCTGCATGTATTGTGCTTGCTGAGCGAGTCTACTTGTGAATGGGTCTATTAATGAGCTTCTAAGATATGCTCCTGGATTGTAAAAGCTTGTAGTTCCTTGTCTAACTGCTTCTCTACCAAGTCCTGTAGTTAATGCTTGTTGACCATAAATTTGATGAGATGCAGCACGAGATCTTTCGGCTTCCATTTCTCTAATTCGTTTTTGACGTTGCTCGGCTTCCCATTTTGCTCTTGCTGCAGGATTTCCTGGTCTACCGTAATTGCTTCTTCCAGAAACAATTCTGCCTCCTCCAATTAATCCTCCACGATTAAATGCTGGGTTTGCATGAATTGGTTGATACTTACTCCAATTAACATTCATTCCATCTTCAAGTCTTGAAAGCATTGAAATATATGGAGCTCTGTCTGACTCTGGTAAAGAATTTATAAATGCTCTAAGTTTCGGATGCATTGCTTTCATTGCAGCCTTCATCTTGGCCCCATATTGTCTTGGAGACATTCCTGCTGCAACTGGAGCTGTATTATATGCAAAATCTTTTCTAGCGCCACCACGAACAGCAAGTAGGTTTATCATTGCCTGCTTTTCCATTGAATTCATTGATGCTGCGTATTCTGTATTCATGGAGGCTCTTGGGAAAACCCCTGCAGGACCAACGTCAGCTAATACATTTCCAAAAACATTAGACTTTGACAAATCTTTATTTCCAAGCAAGAGGGATGCTATTGTTTGTCTAATCATTTGATCTTCTGTAAACTTAGTTCCACCTGCTGCAAATTTTGGATCAAATGGTGACTCCAATCCCAGCAACTTACTCTTTCCGCTTGGGTCATAAGGATTTTTTACAGCTCTTACAGTTTGAACTGGAGAGTCTAATCCAAAAACTTCTCTTGACATTCTTGTTCCATACATTTCAGATTTAGCAGTTATTGCATTTGGAACACCTTTTAAGAAAACTAATTCTCCATTTTCGTTTCTATAAACTCCAGAAACTCCAGGAATAGGATAGCTCTTTCCAGAACTTGGTGCAATTTGATGACTATATGGAGTTACAGGAAGGTTAGAGAATTCTCCTAAAGATTTCTTTGAGCTAAGTTGTTTTGATGTGTTTAATACTCTAAGTATTTTTTCTGGAGTTAAAAGAGGAACAATGTTTCCATAGTTACGTCTTCCACCTGATATTGATCCTCCAGGAATACTACCTCCAGAATTAAATGATGCAAGAACTGGGGTCATAATAGGAGGTCTTCCTCTTGGAACCATAACCCAACGTTTTCTTTCAGTTATTGCTTGCAACAACATCTTCAAAGACTGCTTCTGTTGTGGTGTCGCCCTAGATGGCAATGCCTTTCCAGCTTTTATGTCGGCAAGTTCTTTTTTACTTGGGAATCTATTTCCTGGATCAGACAATGCCACAGCAATGTCATCTAACGTTGTCATTCTAGACATTCCAGCTTTCTTAATCATATCTGATAATGATTCCTCAGCGTCTGCCTTTGTTAAGTGTAAAACATCTCCTCTTAGTTTAATTTGATCTAGTCTATTCATCAAAGAGTTTAGTTCTGAATCAATTACCGCAGCGACTCCCATGTGTCCACGTGTGGCATGCCCTACTTGATCATGTCTCAATAAGTGGCCTCTTGCTACACCGACCTTTGTTCCTTGATCATCTCTCATCTCTAAATATGGAACTCCGCCTGTATTTAAAACTTTTGGATCAAATAATTTCATTTGTTTCAATTCATTTGAGACATTTGCAAATCTTGGATCATCAGCCATAAATTTCTGCAACATAAATATATGTTTATTTAAAGCTGAACTGCTTGGAGTTCTTGTTGCAGCTCTATTTGGATGACTTAATTTAGGATATTTCTTTTCTAAGTCCTTTACCTGATTAATTCTATGTTTAATAAATGAATCTAGATTACCTCCAGATTTTGTTTTAGCAGCATTAAAATTATCAAATGCGACTTTTACAGCCTGGTCTTTTGGCATTCCAGCATATTCCATTAATTCTGCAGCATCCAACATAACCATTCTCATTCTTACAGAATCTTCATAGAAAGGATTTTTTATAAATTTAACTAACTGGCCTAATTGTTTTCTATAGTAAGCAGGAGTTTCTCTATACTTTTCTCCATAGTTACCTTTGTTTTTCATTACTTGCCCGCCAAAATTATATCCGTTATTAGCAGCTTCTAGTGCATCATATAACCCTGGAATTCTATTTATCTTTGGGCCAAAGACAACTTCTCCTGGAGTAAGAGCTGCTGTTATTTCTCCGCCACCCTCGAATGTATATGGAGCCATAGCAATCAAATCCTTATTTTGTGGATCTAACGAAGCTCCTTGATTTAGTACATAACCTCCCAATGGGACTGTTCCAAGCCTATCGTCATAATTTATTGAAGTTGATCCAGATACAGTTGTCTTGTTTGGTCCAAAAGATTCTACCATTCCACCATCATTAAATTTAGGAAGTCTTGTTGTCTGTATGCTGTATGGCGCACCAAATGTTCTTACTCCACGGAGTCTACCAAACTCCTCCATGACAGCCCTGTTGCCTTCTTTTTTGTATAGATCTCTTAATGTGAATTGTCCATTAGCATCAACTACTGGCTGATTCATCAATGGGGCTTTTGTAAAATCAATTGTTCTTCCACGAGCTGCGGCAAATGCTCCTAGCTCAGATCTCATTGCAGATTCTAATTGTGCATTTATAGCTATGATTTCTGCTTTAGCTTGATCAACAGTCATTTTGCCAGCACGTAATTGTGATACTATTGCTGCAGATTGTGTCGCAGCATTATCTGCTAATCTAGTCGTAATTGGCAGAATATCATCAAAAGTATCTAGTAGTTCGCTGCTTACTGTACCGCCTAAAGCTATAGTCTTTTTTAATGTTGCCACTTCTGCTTCTGTTTGCATAGCAAGTGTAGATAGTAGTGCATGATATCTTGCAGCTTCTCCTGAAACTATTCCTGTAGAAACTCCCTTTACTTCTGTTAATCCTGGAATTCCTGGAAGTCTTTCATGCATGTATATCTGTGGAGTTCTTCCAATCTTTTGATTAACAGGAATTGCTCCTGGAACTCCGCCTAAAAATGTAGCTGGATTATTTGGGTCTCTTGGATTAATATGAGACATTGCTCTTGTATTTAAATCTCCAGAATATGGATCGTTTGGATCAACAACTCTTCTTCCTCCAGCCATTACTGTTGAGCCAGCTACCGTGGTAACTGCTGGATTTACTGGGATTGTACCTTTAGCCATTGCTGACTGTAGGTTCATGTAATCTCCAACTAGTTTAGTTAAAGCTCCGTGTAAAACTTCTGCAGCTTTTGCATCTGAATAAAAAGCTTTTTCCACCATTTGAGAAGCTTTTTCTGCAGCAATTATTTCTGGAGTAAGCATCTTCCATCCCTTTGATCCTTGGAAGAGTGCTTTTAATGAAACTATACCCTTAGTTACATAACCAAAGAAGTTAGCTAGCACACCAGTTAACATAATTATTGGACCAATAACTGCCGTAAATCCTCCTAGGTATGTGACTGCTTTTTTAATTGGTTCTGGTAAATTAGTAAAGAAATCTAATACTTTAGTAAATGCATTTATAAACTTTGTTGCGACACCTAAGAAGTCTTCTCCAACATCTGCAAGGCTAGCTCTTAATCCTTCAATAGCTCTTTTATATTTACCAGAAGCAGATTCAGTTACTAATGTTAATTCTCGACCAGCTATTTCTGCAAGTTGCGATGCGCTTGCATTCATTAAATTCATTACCTGTAATGTTTGGCTACCTTCTTTGCCCAAGTTATTAAACAGTGCAGCCATTCTAGCAAATTGGAATTTACCAAACATTTGCTCAAGTGCTCTTGCTTTACTTAATGGATCTAATCCGTCTAAAGCTTTTTGTAAACCTACTATCATTCCAGTTGTATTGCCAACGTTTTGCTGAACTAATCCCATTATGTCTATGCCGAATTCTGACATAACTCCAACTGTTTGCTTTGTCGGATTAATCATGGAGGCAAGACCAGACTTTAGTGCGTTAGCTGCCTCTGAGGCATTAACTCCACCTTCACGCATGGCAGTCAAATATAATGCTAAATCTTGTACGTCACCGCCTAATTGTTTTACAACGGTACCAGCTTTTGGAATTGCTTCAACAAGGTCGTTTAGTGTTGTGGATGTCTGGTTTTCTACAGCGTTTAAAAAGTTAATTGATTCAGTTAATTCTTGAGTGTTTGATTTGAAAGCTGTTTGAATTGCTAATGTAGCCTTCATTGCTTCTGCTCTATCTACTTCACCAAGAACTGCTAGCCTTGTTGTTTCTTTTAATGAAGATAGTAGCTGTTCGCCTTGCTGCCCAGTTGCTGCAATATCAGCGGCTAATCCAATTGTTTCTTTAAAATTAACTCCCATTGCATTAGACAATTCTTTAGATGTATCAACAACATCTTGTCTAATTTTTTTCAAGTCTGCAGAAGCTGTTCCAGCAATATCTCCATAAACCTTAACTAGTCTTGTTAGTTCTTGATCTGCTTCTCTAAAAGCTCTAGCAGCTTGCGATCCAAACATTGCTAATGGTACTGTTAAACCTACTGTTAACTGACGACCAGCCCATTGAGTATTTTTACCCCAATTAATTAAAGATGTGGCACCTTCAGATAATGCACGATTCATTATCTGTAATTCCATTCTGGCCAACTGGGTTCCATTTCTTACGGAATCTAGTCCTCTTGGAATCATTACATTGTATTGCATTAAACCTTGAGCGTTTCTACCCAGAGGCTGCATTACTGCATTTTGTAACATTACCTGCTCTTGAGCAAGTTCTCTAATTAATCCTTTAGATGTTTTTACATGTGTTCTAAATGTTGAAAAATAATCTCTTAATTTTAATCTACCTGCATCGAGGTTTTTACCAAATTTATCTACATCGGATTGTAAATTTACAAAGTGGCTTGAATACATTCCGCTTCCGACAAGCGTATCTCTGAACATATTGTTAGCAATTTTTGTTGCGGAAGCAATTGATTTGTTAGATGTTACTAGTTCTCTTTGAAGTTGTTGTAGACTAGCCGTAGCCCTGTGTACTTCGGACACAAGGCTAGACAAGTCAGCTTTGGCGACTATACTCGTTACAATTTGTTCGTCTGCCACTAATTACTCCTTAGAGTATCCTAACCCCATTCCGATTCCAAAACCTGCATCTTGTGCAAAACTTCCTTGTAGTGAAACGACGTCGTCTCCACTAGCTGTTATGCCAAGAGCCCTTCTTTGGATATCATCAAAAGTAGGACCTTCTTTTGTTTCTGCTTCATCATCAATTTGTATTCCTTTTAATGATGCTGCAAATTTTCGCTGGTTATGCTCCTTCTCGTGCATTGTTTTTAGCGTCTGAAGAAGCTCAGGCATTGATAAATTTTCTTCTAACTCTTCGTAATTCTTCCAATGCCCCAGAAGAAATACTTCACCTAATAATGCGGCTAGATCTAGTTCTGACCAGCTAGAACCGCTGCCGCTATCAGGTTTGGGTCGTCCATCTTAATTCCGCCGCAAACTTCAAGGATGCGATTGATTGTTGGAACGTCCAATGCGTCTTCTAATTTTTCTCTATCAGCAGCAAGTTCTGGCAACTGTGTTTCCAGTGCTACTGCACATGCTTCGACTAGAATTCCTAATGTGACATTTTCATCATTAGAATCTTGTGTCTTTTTTACAACTTCCATAAACTTACGTAGTTGCTTGATTGATAATGGCTTTAACTTTACCTTAGCGCCATTCTGTAATTCAATTTCTTCTACATCATATACTTTTGTAGCCAATTTATCCTCCTTTAGGATTCTAAATTATTATAGCATAAGGAGTATGCAGATACAATAAATAAGCCCCCATTTCTGGGGGCTTATTTGTTAATAATTAAAATTAATTATTATGCTACTAGTACACGGTCAATAATCTTGCCGTATTCTGTACCAGTTTCATTAGCATCTGGAAGCAGACGGAATGTTACTGGGAATGTAGTTGGAGTCGTACGAGCAAGTGAGAATTGTGACTGTTGAACAGACAATACTCGACGTGCATAATAAATACGCTCCGATAATGTGCTATTTGCTGTTGGAGCCTGTCCAACTGCAATTAACTGACGCTCTGTTGGCGCTTCGCCAAGAGCTCCAGCAACAAGACCAAGAGTGTCTACCTTAGTAGCTCCTGTTCCTGTTGATGTCAAAGAACCTGATTGCTGTCCGAAAACAGTTACAACGTTTTCTAGTGTACCTTCGGACATTTCTGTTGCGATCATAACCTCCATCGCTGACTTGAACAGCTTAGCTGTATCAAGAAGCTGATCTACGGTTACAGAATCATATGTTGGATTATAAGTAATTTGAAGACCATTGTTAGTAAAACCAACGTTACGGTATCCAAATTTACCTGCTTCCTGATCAACGCCATTTAGAGTAGTCGTGTACGATACTCCTGATGCAAATGCTGGGACGCCTACTGTTCCTGCGCCTGAAGCAATTGCTGAACCTGGTTCTGCGTTTGTGATGTAGTCTGCATCGTTAATATCAATATTTGATAAGAACAACGGTGACGCACCAACAAGAATATTTTTAGCATTACCTACGGATTGTGCCATGAGTTTTTATCCTCCTATTTCATGAAATTAATATATATATATTTGGCTGGCTAGGCCCTTTCCTCTATGTCTAATTATAGGGTAATAGATAGTCTAAAGCAAACTAGGCAAACCTGCCATTATTGTCTGTAATCCTTGAATATTTGACCTCTAATATTACGTCCGCCGCAAAGAAGCCCTGTAGCTCCTCGGATGGGGCTGTTGGAGAAATGTCTGCTATAAATATGCTATGGAATTTAAACTTGTTTGAAAGCTTATCCCAATAATTTACATCCCTAGCTGAATCATCCATTCTTCTAAATTGGTCTGTCATGAAGTTTCTTATTTCTACTATATCTATAACCTCTGTAGAATATATTGTGAATAAGATTTGCTCACAGCAAATAAGCCAGTTGTTCTCGTATGATAACCCTATCTTGTCATAGACTATGTGCTTCTTACCGCTCAAAAATTGATTCATCTCTGGAGCCTGCTGAATTGGCAATATTGGGATAATAGTCTCGTCTAAATTGTCACTATAATAATCATTAGGATTAAATATATTAGCCGCCTTTAGCTTTTCCCATAAAAACTTTCTAAGTTCAAACACTGCGTCTAGTTTATAGTTAGGCATTAGATACCCCCGTAAAAGCCGCTAGAAGGGCCGCATCAGCCTCGCTGGCAACACTATTAGGTGAGAACTTATACTTAACCGTTTTAATCTGTACAGGGACCGTCAGAGCCTTTGTCATGGCAGAATTAAACAGTCTTTGAAAGCCAGACTTTTTAATAGACATATTGACTAATTGTCCTGTAAAAAAATATTTATAAGAAGATAAAAATGAATTTTTAGTTGCTGCTCCACCTGGCTTATTTACTGTAACTGATTGCCCTTTAGGCATAAACACAGTATAACCATTTACATCAAAAACTAATCGTTCAGATTTTCTGGGACTAATTACAACTGTTTTGCCCTGCTCCATAATAAAAGCTTTTTTAACAAATACATGTTTATGATTTGAATTTTCTGAAGGCACAAAAGATTTTGAATCTAGCAGCTCATAATTTAATTTAAATGATAATCCATCTTGGACCAACTTATTTAACTTAAACAGTCTTGCTTCTTTTGTTCCAGCCTGATCCCACTCATAAACATGGTGAAAAGATTTTGGATTAGTTCTAGCTTTTGCATCTATGTATTCTCCAAAGTCTTTGTCTATCTGCCTAAATAATGTTTTACTGAATGAATTTTGAAATGCTAAATTGGAAGAAAGTTTAGCCAGCACATTTGTTTTATAGAATATGGCAGCAGATATCTGAGCTACAGTGCTATCTTTTATTGCACCGCTAATTGGCTGTCCAGCCATTAGATTAACTAATCCGCTAGCAGCCTGAAGGGCCATTGCTTCAGAAGCCAATTTGCTGATTCTCCGATCTTTTTACTGATGAATTGTATCCAATAACTTTTCCAAAAGGATCTGTTATAGGAGTAGTGCCCATTATTTCAAACACTGTTGGTGTATCATTTGGTGAGTTTATTTCTGTCCATATATAATTGTTGTTAGCATCTCTAATGTTTGTTATTTTTTCTCTCAAGGTTAGTCTTTGTGCAGTTCTAATTTGTAAAACCTGATCATTATAATACTTGTTTCCCATAACCTGTTTGTCGCTTGTTCTGGTAGATGATGAGTTACTTATTACTCCCTTTGCGTGACATGGCAAAGTTTTGTAAAATATCCATTGCTTTTTAATTGCTCCAGTATCTGGATCTTGCTCATCTGTTTGTCTGTAAACATCTAACTTCATAGACAAGACTGCATCTACGATTGTGTTCATTAGATTATTGCCGCACCAGATAATACGTAGTCTGCCAGTAATTTATCGGCATAAGCATTTCCAGTTCCTCTAAATACATCTACATTGTACTCAAAATCCCAATCGAAAGTAGACATATTTTTTATGTAGTTATTCTTCCAGTTAATATCATTTGAGAAATAATCTTTCATAAGCTCTATTCCAGCAAGCTCTACGCTATCGGGAACCTTTTCCCAACCAAATCTGCCATTAACTTCGTAAGTTGTATCTGATCTAAATACTCCGCTAGAATCATGTATGCTGGGAGGAACCATACCGTTTGCAGTATAAACAGTATTGTCTAACATAGCAGCACGATTTATTCTTAATCCATATCCTGTTGTAACAATTTCTACATTGTAGTTCCAATTATTAATACCTTGAATATTATTTACTAGCAATATATCGTTTGCATATAGTTCATGAAGATCATACATTTTTGCTGGCAAGGGGAGTACGTCTGAGTTGTATCCAGTTATTGAATAAGACTCATCATATAAATAAAACTTTTGATGGGTATATTCCTCTATACGCTTTCTAGCATACTTTTCTGCACGACATAACTCTTTATATGATTTATAGTTTGGATCAGAAGGATCTATGCTAATCCCTAAATCTTCTATATGGTTAAAATCCACATATGGAGTTACTACAAAAACCTCATCCTCTTTATATACAAATTTTTCTCCAATATAATATTCCCACTTTAATCTCAGTGTTTTATTTCTATTGGTGTGGTTTAACGGTATATAAACAGTATAAGACCCAGGATTAGTTTCATCCGCCACCGCCGTCAATGTTTCTAAAAGTGTTGTTGGTGCAATTGGAGGATTTATTGCTGGGTCGTTTGTAACATCGTAAACTTTTACGATAGGATCATTTTCTGGAACTGCTATATCGCCATTCCAGAATATTTGATGCGTTACTGGAGATTGTGAATTTAATAATATCTCTGCCATTTAGCAGGTTTAGTTGTAGTACTCCTGTACCTCTCTTGGCGTAGCCAACCTAAACCCTTCCTCCTTATCAAAAATTTGCTGTGCTTTTTCAGGCTTCATAGCAACAAAAGGATGTTCCTTTGTAAACGTATGTCCTGCAATATCATATCTATAATTTGCACGTGTCATTCTAACCAAAACCATGTCGTCTTCTAACTCTTGGTTAGGGTCAAACTTTGGTAAAACTTCTGGTGCTTCTTCTTTTGAGTCTTCTATGTTTTTTAGTGTGCTTTGATAGACTGACCAAGTTACGCCTTCTTCTGCCAATGCGGCAATAATATCTGCTTTATTTTTTAGTCCATCTGTTTCTACGGCAAAATCGCCAGCAATTTGCTTTAGCTCTTTTACCTTCAGTGTGTCAAATGACATATTTACTCCTTTGGTATGTAAATAAATTATAGCATTAGTAGGTTAAAAGGAAAAGCCCCCAAAAATAATTTGAGGGCTTTTCAGCAGTTTTAATTCCTATTTATTAATTAGGAAGCAACTTTAACGTTCTTAACAACAACCCACGCATCTGCCTGCTCGATTTGGCATCCAACACGAGTATACATTGTATATTCGATGGAGTCCTTCTTCGGCCAGAAGAAGCGATAAACTGTCACGTCACGCTTAATACCAATAACTACGTTATTTGGGAATGTCAAGTGGACATCTCCGAGATCATTGTCAGCACCCTGGGTTTCCTTCAATAGAGGAACTTCGACAATTGGAATACCAAATGCGAATGGAGCTGTGAATCCAGCTGGACCACCAAGACCTGCGGTCTCACCACGGATAATGCTTGCAGCAATATCTTGTGGGTTGACGTTAGAAATATTCTGTGATGTAGAATATAAATAATCTTGGATCAAGTTAGATCCTGACAAGAAGCGAAGATCTGGTCTACGCTGCTTGTACTTACGTGGCATAGCCTTAAGTGCGCTATTGAAGATAGAGCGATCAATGACTGCTCCATCTGCATCAACGACATGGCCGTTAGCCTTAGCAATCTTTACAATGCCGTCAAAAGCCTTGTATAGGTTGTCTGAGCTAAGAGCAGTATCTCCATTAAGGACTACGTCCTCAAGGTCGTTACCTGCCTGTGTTGCCATAAGTCTTGCAATATGATCTTCGAGATCGGCACCTTCAATGTTATCTTCTAGAGACTCTGTTGAAAGCTCCCAATCTAAACGAAGCTTCTTTGTTGTGAGAGAAATCTTTGAGAACTGTACGGCAGAATTTGTGCCAGTGTTCTCGGCTTCAGCGGCAAGCTTCATAAGCTTTTCGCCAACTCCAATACGATCTATCTCAGTGGTATCAGCTCGCATGCGAACTGTACGTGCTAGCTTTCCGACTACTGTTGCATCGAACATGTAATCAAGGAATCTTGCGGACTGCTCAGGATTGAGCAAGCCACCCTTACCCTCGGAACCGACATGGATTCCATCGGTGGGGTTAGCTGCTCCAACCATACTACCTGTTAGGGTTGTATCTGCTGCAGCCGCTTTAGCTAATAGTTCATTACTCATTAGTTATTTCACCTACCCTTATTTTATCAATTCACTAACGGAACCGAGGAAAGTGCCGTTCCATTTTGATTTCTTTATTGTTACTTCCTGAGACCCGCCAAGGTCTGAGGACTTCTTAATTGCAGTCTCTGATTCGACTGCGTCTACTCTCTTCTCAACACCATCAATGGTATTTTTGATCGCATTTACTGCTTCTGAGAGTGCTGTGTGCTTTTCTGCTAATTCTGAAATTCTAGCATCTACGCCCTTGCTGAAAGTTTCAACTGTTTCTTTAATAGCTGAGACCTGAGCGGCGTTTGCCTCAGAGGCTTTTTCCAAAGTCTCCGAGAAGAACCCCTTAAGGTCGCCTAGCATCTTTGCAAAATCAGGTTCACTAACTTCAGCTTCTGATACGTCGGCTGCTTTTTCCAGAACTTCGGCAGAAGTGTTTTCTTCTGTAGTATTCTCTACCTCTTCAGACTTATTCAGATCAGCTGCAGGAGCTTGCGCTACTGGTGCTTCAGGAGCTTGCGCTACTGGTGCTGCTGGTGCTGCTGGTGCTTTTGCTGCTTGTGCCTTTGCATTTTGTTCTGCAAGTACATCTTTAGCATCACGAGCTTTCTCCAAAGTCTCTTCGGTAGTTGTTGTGGTATCTACGTTATTTTCCACTTCATTACCTCCTTCTGCGTTTGCCTGTTTTGCAATTGTTTGTGTATCAGGCAACGTTTGCAATCTTGATTTATATGAATCAAGAATCTTATCTATTTCTTTTGACTTGTTAGTGTCATTTGATTCCACCCAACCAATAAGTTCTGTCTTCTTACCAGTAACTGGTGAAATATACTCAGACTCTGTTGACATAAATACAGAATCACTTTCTGCACAATAAAAAATATTCTCCATTTTTACATCTGCAGCAATGCCCTTGAAAATCATTTGACCATTGACTTTTTCAATAGACAATATGTTACAGAGTTCATTTGCTGGAGAATCAACTATTGATAATTCAACAAGTGAGTAATCTTTAATGAAACGGACGCTTTGTCCTGTAGACTTATTTACTTCCGTATCTGAGTCTATAATTTTTCCGCCGATTGAAAATCCTGTAAGTGTTCCATCAAGAACTTTTTCCCAAGTATCTTGTGCGCCTTTTGAAATGTATGCATCAACATACACTCCGTTATAAAATTCTTTTGTTTTTGGATCATAATAAGTTTCTGGTCTAAAAGATGCAACTTTGCCAACCGCCATCGGCTGATGCATTTCTCTTAGATTTCCACGGAAGCTTTCAAATGCTTTCATGCTTGCTTCTTGCGTGACCACATCACCAGTCTGATCTAGGTTATCAAGTGTTGCGAAACCTGAGACTGTTCTCTTTTCTCTGTTGACCTTCGTAAATGGAACTGATAAATTAATAGCATTTCCATTCGAAGACCAATGTGATTTTTCAATGGTCATATGTGTATATTATAGGCTTTTATATATCTAAAGGCAAATAACTAGTTGAGTAGGACTACTCGACTTGTCTGCCGTCGCCCTTTGCGTTCCTGCCCTCCCCTGAATTATCTGGGGAATTTGCGGCACGTTCTCCGTCCCTAGTTCTGCTTTGCATAGCCTGAGCTTTAATTTCAGCAGCTTTAGCGGCTAAATCGACTACTTCATCTCCGCCTTCTCTTGGAACCATACCCTTTCTAATTCTAATTTCATTAGGGGTAATTACTTGTAATCTCAAATATCTTTCATCAATCTTAGACTGAGTATCTTCATCGGTCAAGCTTAATTCATTAAATTTAAGAACTAAGGCATCCGTCATTTCTTGAATAACCTTATTTAATTTCTTTTCAAGAATATCCTGCGCTGGTGCACAAACTTGCTCTTTAAATGTTTTATCAGCATCTCTAGCATTTGCCAATGATATTCCAGTAGCCGTTCCAACCTTATTAATTGGAACTCTGTGAGCCATTAATATTTCATCTCTATTTGCTTGGCGATAAACATTAAATGATGACTCTTGTGCTCCCGCCTCAATTGGCTCCATTTTAAATTCAGTTTTAGAATCTGGAGAATCTGGTGGTAGCGGAATATATAAAGATCTGTGGTTTTTGCCACGAAGACCTACTTGGAAAAACTCTAATAATTTACGCTCAGACTCAGGTGATAATTTAGCACCCTTTACAGTAATAATATATCTTGGGACTGCCTTATTCTCAAAATAATCTAAGTTATATTTGCCAGCAAATTCATTACCAGCCATTGCATTCTGTGCGGCAATGATATCTGGAATTCCATAATAGTTATTCTTAGGAGTATATTTCTTCAAATGAATAATTTCATTTGGACGGTCTGTCGCCCCTGCAATTGGATTGGGGGTTTCAGTATCTCCAAAGTTGCGGAAGAATACAGCCTTGCCATACAGCAACTGCACAAAACCGTCTCTGAGGCGTCTTACACGCATTGTCTTTGAAGGGATGTGTCCGATGTACCCTATCTTTCCAGCAGTCGTTCTACCGACCTCTAGATAGCCATTACCAGTGGCCTCTACGTCAGTATAGAACTTAATTAGGGTCTCTTTAAATGTCTCTTCCTCATTACAGTCCTCAAGCCACTGATGTAAATCTTGTTTAATTCTATTTAATTTTCTACGTGCTCTTTCTAATTGCTTCTCATCATCAATTGAATCTAATAAATCTGTAGTCTTTCTACTTTCAATAAAGTCAAATCCTAGGCCAACGATATTAGAAACCTTAGCATTAATTGCTGCATAATTGTATGGAGAAATTTCATATATCGTAGATAGATAATCTAAATTATATTCAGGTTGAACAAGATCAAATAATGCGTATCCGCTTACCGCCTGCTGTATCAATAACTGCTGTGTTCCAGATCCATCTGTACCAACAAACTTTTTCTGAATGTCTCTGCTTGCTTTTCTTCTTAATGCTGGGCTAAGACCAGAGAGCTTTAATATCTCTTCGCCTTCTAGAGAAAATGGGTCATCATTCTTTTGTGTTATAGTAGAATTAAATCTAACCCAGTCTGCAGCGTTAGATATTTCTACATTGTTTGAAGGTGTGTCTTCTTCATACTCAATCATTTGTTGCCCTTCCTCAATTTAGCCATTTCATCTTTGTGAACACCTATATCCAGAGGATCTGGAGTAAGCCCCCATCTCAGTCTTTGTTTTTGATACTCAAACTCTTCATCATCAATTTGTCTGCTTCCTTCAAGGAACTTCGGGTTGCCCTCCGAAATTCCATATCCTCTTACCGCCTTGGCTAATAAATTTATTCTATCTCTGTTATCTTTCATGGAGGCTATAGAAAGAAAGTTGCCTTCGTCATCGCCGATCCATCGACCATCAGGCATTTCCCAGACATATACTCCAAGCCTGGTTTCATTTTCTTTAAATTTAGCGTTTGTCTTTTTAATATCCATAGGTAATTATTTTACCACTTTCAATGCCTCAAGTCCAGCTTTTTGTCAACTTAAATGACAAAACTATGCGTTATCTAAAACCACCCAGTCAAAATCATAGGTCTTAGGGCCAAGATCTGTCAGTGTGAAGGCAGAATCATCTGCTACCAACACCTCATCCCCTATATAGAAATTATAATTAGTTAAATGATTTACATTTGGGTCTTCATAAATTGCTATTATGTTATATAGATTATTTGGCAAGGACCCAGACCTGACACCATTATCTGACTTTGTATTAAACCAAATCTGACCAGTTATGGCTGAGGGTGTTTTGATCATAATATAATTTGGCTCTCCTATATTTATATACTGTGATATATTTGTAATAGAAGAAACGTCTTGTCCATTTATGTATAGCCCTGATATATTTGATTTGGATAATACTCCTCCTGCCGCCCAAGACAAGCTATACTCCTGTCCGCCAGTTTCATTATAAAATAGATATCCAGATGATAAAGATTCTGGGACAATAAATAGCTCTAAAGATCTTATATCATCTATGGTTTCCAAATAGAACCCAGCGCCTAAAGGTCTTATGCCGTTGTCATAGTTTCTCGATATTATCTGATACTCTCTGTTTGAAAAATCTACATCCCAATTAGATCCAGAAGAAGGTTGAGATACCGAAATAAATGATCTTCCGTTATGAGAAAATAATTTTTTGTCTTCATAAAGATATGCGCCCATATAGTATATTTCTGGAACATGTGTGTTTATATCATGTGTTTCAAACACTACCTTAAAGTATATTTGTTTTTCATTTAAGAATGTTTCGCCTAATTCTATACCTGGTATTACAGATCCGTTGGTGCATTCTTCCCATACTGTATTTTCACCATCATAATCTAATGAAGAATACACAGAAATACCTTCAGTTCCAAACCATTCTATTTTTGAAGAAACATAGTCTTTATATGGAAGTGGAGCAATCGAAGTTTCGAAGTAATATCCTGAAGCTCCCTTTAAATACAGACTATTTTTTTCTCTTCTAAAACCAATATTGTCATTTTCAAAAAGTGTAAATGGTATATAAGCTGGCCAGGAAAATTGATCTGGCTGGTCTTGATGCTGTAGGGTAGATTTA